GCGATCAACAATGGGTTCGTATCGGCACAGACGGCAAGATAAAAGGCCCGTGCGGTACATCAAAGGATAAAAAGAACCCAGACCGTTGTTTGCCGAAAGCAAAAGCACAGTCTCTAAGTCAGGCAGAACGAGCCACTACCGCTAGAAAGAAAAAGAAAGCGGGGGCAAAAGGTAAAACAGTTGTAGCAAATACACCGAAAGCAAAAGTTAAAAATATGAAAAATGGTGGTCTGGCTAGACGTAAGCGAAACGTAGCTCGTGGGTGTGGGGCAGTCATGGAAGATCGCCGTAAGGCAACTTTATACACATAGGTGATATATGGAAGTTTTTCAGAATGGCAGGTTCTCTACAGGTGAACCAGTGTACCAAATAGGCACAAAAAACGCCGATGGTACATATAACGTAAAAGTTTTTGACCTTATGACTAAAAATGAGGCCGAATCAAAATTGTTAACAATGGGTGGGGCACCTGAAGTATTAGAATTAGACATTAAAGTCCCTACTACCGCTAGAATTAGAGCTATGAGTAAGAGTGAGCTAGAATCTATGATGCGTTCAGAAGGCATAGAGCTTGATAGACGTAAGACTAAGAGCAAACTTGTTGCGCAGGTTATAGAACACTTTGAAGGTAAGTAGTTATGACCACATCAGGCACTACAGCATTCGACATGGACTTCACCGAGATTGCGGAAGAGGCATTCGAGCGTGCAGGTCGTGAAATGCGGTCAGGGTATGATTTACGTACTGCCCGTAGGTCTATGAACTTAATGACTATAGAGTGGCAAAATCGTGGCATTAATATGTGGACGATTGATGAAGGAACAGTATCACTTGTTAAAGGCACGTCTCAATATAATCTACCCGCAGATACAATAGATTTGTTAGAACAGGTCATTCGTACTAATGCGGGCAATGCTACAACACAGTCTGACGTGACCATAAATAGAATCAGTGTATCAACGTATTCTTCTATACCTAATAAATTAACGCAGGGGCGTCCAATACAAGTGTGGATAGAGCGCCGCGCAGCACAGCCACGAATTAACGTGTGGCCTGTGCCAGATAGTAATGATTATGTGTTTAAATATTATCGTATGCGCCGTATCGAAGACGCTGGTGCTGGTGTAGAGACAGCAGACATGCCGTTTAGGTTTTTACCCTGTCTTGTGGCGGGTTTAGCGTACCATATAGCAATGAAAGAG